CATCAACGGATGCCTGCGCAACAAGATCCAAAGACGTGTTGTATGTGTAACGAGTCCATCGATATTTGTATCTGCCGTTTGGGTAGGTGCCAACATAGCGCGTTGTCCAGACAATCAGATTGGACGCCTTCTCAATCAGCGTCAGCGGAATTGTGCCGCTGTCCGGATCTGGATGATCCGCCTCGGCCACAACGAACACGCCGGGCGTCTTGGTGTATTTCCGCAGCCAATACCAGTTTCCGCCTTGGCATCCACAGCATCCAAAGAACATCACGTCACCTCACGTACCGCAGCGTCCCTGAATGATTTCCCAGTGTGACACAAATCGCTGCAGTATCACCCGGGTGTTGGCATTGACTGCACCTGATCCACACCACGCATCGATGTCGATTCCCGTATCTGTCTCAGCTGTGCTGCCATAGACTCGCTTGTAGACCGAGACAGAGACATAGGTGTCCACGGCTCCCGCCGCGTTGGTGTAGCCATGGATGGTTGGCTTGCGCGTCTCCGCACCCTGGGTAGTCCCAAGCTGCCACGACGGATCGGACTGTGACAACACGAGGCGCACCACCTCAGTAATCTGCCTCACCGCCTCGGGACCAAATATAATGCCGTCAGACATGCGTCACGCCTCGTAAATGCGGATCAGTAGCTTGGGGGTGCCAGCCGCTGCCTTGTGCCGAAAGGTGGCCGTGCTCTTGCAGTAGAGCACATGCGGAGCACCATTCGCCTTCAGCGTGCCTGCCGCGACCATGACACCACCCGACGCTGGCCCATAGTCGATGTCATTCGTGGTGTCGAGATTCTGCAAGACCATGAGGCCGTTCGTTCCAAGCCCAGAGGATGGAAACGCCGCTTCTGAGGTACTCGTTGCCACGACAGCGGAGAAGAACCCCATCGTTGCCTGGTTGATCCGAACACTGCTTGCGTACTGGTCCTTCAGCCCCCCGGTAGTCGAATCGACTGGATTTGCCAGCGTAGTGGCAAGTGACAGCGTGATCTCATTGGCCATGTGGCACCTATTGGAGTCGAATCAGGGAAAAGTCCGCCTCTTCGTAATCATACCAATAGCGGTAGACTTCGGAACCGTCTGCAACAGGCGGATCAAGTGCCACGCCCTGACCATCAAGCAGTGATGGTTCAGTCGGCTCACTTCCGTCGCGAGTCACCACTGGGATCAGTATGTTGTACGGTGAAATGGCTTTGATTTCGCGTCGACCACGGTCAAGTGACTCAGGTATCCAATAGCCAACAGTCTTGGTCTGCTCCACGTTGGCAGTGAACCCTACGCCGATCACATCGCCCGCCTTGTTCAACGTCTTAGTCGGGCCGATCTGAAACTGCACTGTGATGTCTCTGCCGACGACGCCACGCTCAATTCGCGGCTCGCTGACCTGAATGTCTGCAATCCGGCAGCAGTTTTTGGCTACGTACTCACCGTCCACTGTGAATGTGTTGGAGTTGATCTTGTTAACCAGATCCAAAAGTCCGGCAGGTTTTGTTCGAACGAAGTATTTGACTGTGGCCACCTTGATTGATTCATATGTCGGGGTGATCGGAATGAACGGGTCGCCAGCCGAGTTGCACTTCTTTTTTCCACGCCGGTCTCGCTCTCGATAGACCTGCTGATTGCTCGATGACCACGAAATCTTCGGGGCCACAAGCTCTGGGTCTCGCTGCTCATTCTGGTTTGTGTTCTGCTGCGAAGAATACCGGCATGTGACAGTCCAGATGTTAGGGGCCGCCCTTCCACCCGAATGACGTGCCTGACGTGCGTCGTGGATTGCCGCCGACCACGGTGCATACAATGACTGCAATGGAGGAAGCAGTGGGTTGCTGACCACGTCTGCCGCGTTAAATACGGGGCTGTCAAAGATCAGCTCGAAGACCCGTTCATAGGCTTCCTGCCCCTGCAGCGTGTAGCTCGCTGTCGCGCCGACAATCTCGTTGATCTGTGTCGCCATCAGTCAATCTTCTCCAGAATTGCAATGCGTGCCCCTCGGCCGGGATCGAGCTTCTCGCGGATCGCTGCCAATTCCTTGGTCGCCATCTCCTCGGCCCGCACAATGCGCTGCAACAGGTCCGTCTGTGGATCTTGCTGCATACGGGAACGGGCAAGCGACTCATATGCCGTGGACGACTCTAATGCCGCCACGCCGACGTTCGCCATGCTGGCACGGGACTGTGCCATGATCTCGCGACGACGACGCCCGAGGAAGTTCAGGCGATATTCCATGTCCGACTGCTCTTCTTCCAATCCACGCGGCTTAGGTCCAAGTCCCGGGATCATCTCAAGCAACTTCGCAATGTCACCCTGCAACTTTCCTCTCAGCTCTACAATGCGACCCAGTTTTGTTTCGTAGTCCGCAATCTGCTTGTCGAGATCCTTTCTCTCTTCGTCGCGCTTGCCCGACATGTTCAGAGCGCGGATTTCCTCATCTGTTAGTGCGTATTGTTCGCGGATGGATTTCCTGGTTCCCATCGTTGCCTTTTGCCGCAACTTGACACTCAGATCCAATTTGCCTTGGGCGATTTCCGCGACCCTCTGCTCGTCCTCAATCTGGGCCTTGCGGGACTCCAGCCCACGTCCCTGTTCATCACGGAGTTTCTTTTCTTGTGAGTCCAGATCCTGAACCTGTCTTTGATACTGCTGCAGTTGCTGGCGGGCTTCCTCAATTTTCTGTGGTGCCAACTGGCCAGCCCTCTTGTCCAACTGCTCAATCTCGTTCTCGATGTCTAGGCGTTCCTTGGCCAGCTTTTTACGCTCCTCTTCATTCTGCTTCAGCTTGTCACCAAGCTCTTTGGTGCGTGCTGCCGAACGCTCGATTGTCATTCCGGTAGCCTGTGCCGCCTTTTCTTCTGGAGAGCGAAAATCTGTGCGTCGTCTGGTGTCTGGATCGACGAACACATTTCTCTGGGCTCCCTTCAAAAGGCGGTCCATTTCTGTGGATTGCATCAATTCCTGCTCAATTGCTCTTCGCTGCTCGCGGATAGCTTGTTGTGCAGCCTGATTCACGCGGATATCGGCCCGCTTTTTGTCCGCAGCCTCCTTTGCAGCACGCGCATCCTCCAGGCCCCTGGCATCTTCCACTGCACGTGCCCTTTTTGCAGCATCATCAGCCACAGCCTCTGGGTTAAAACGTCGGAAATCTGCCTTTGCCTGTTCCTCGTTTGCCTTTTTGACTGCGGCCTCGTACTTCTGCCACGCATCGGCAGCAATCATCACGCCAGTCGCAAGTGCGACTATCCCGAGTTCCACAGACATTACCGCCGCCCCAAGGCCAGCCATTCCGCCTTTTGTCTCGGCCAGCAATACCCCTAGGCCGCTCAGGTTATTTGCCGACGCACGAACCGCACCCGCGAGACCGCCGGTGCCGAATACGGTCGCCGCATCCTGAACGCCATATCCGAGATTCAACACAGCATACTTCACTCGGTTTGCAGAGTTGGCCATGCCGTCAAGCTGACGGGTCGCCTGGCCATTGCCGCGATTCGACGCATCCATTTGCTGCTGCTGGATGTCATCGCGCTGCTGCAACACATTGTTCAGCTCGCGCTCTTTCTTGATGCGAATATCCGCTGCCGCAACAAGATCCCCTTGCTGCATCGCCTCTTGTTCGCCAGGCAGGTACATCCGCTTGTTGAGGACCGGCAACTCAAGGCTACTGGCCTGTGCGAACGCCTTTTTTTGCGCCTCCTCAAAGTCTCTGACGTGCTGGTCGATTTGGGCGAACATACGCGGCTTGCCCGTCCCGCCACGCTCCATCTTCCGCATGAAGTCGTCGAGTGAATCCGCCAGCTTGGTGATAGCCTGCTGTGCGGGATCGACATTCGCAGAGACGCCAACTGTCAGCGTGCCGAGACTTTCACCCATTCTTGACCTCGACTTGCTTCAGTCCGTGCATTTTGGCCCACGCATTCAGCTTGCGGGCAATGTCTTCGCCAGTCTTCGCTGGCTCGTGCTTCTCTGTGATCCCGAGACCAAATCCCTTGGGGAGGAATGTGCCCATCGTCAGGTTCTCCGAGTTTCTCGACCGGTTCACCTGGTAGAGCATCCAGAGGATCGCATCCGTCTGTGCCCAGTCATCGCCGAACGGCTGGATGCGGTAGTACGCCTGCCACTCGGCAAACTCCTGCGCATCCATCCGCTCCTGAAGCTCTCGCACCGTACACCCAAGGTTCCGGGCCAGAAAGAACCAGAACAGTCGGCTCGGGTGCGACCTCAGTTTTTTTCGGCGGCCTCGATCTCATCTGCACCGATGCGATTCAGTGCAAATGCCTCGGAGAACAGTTTCTCCAGCAGCTTGCCGTTCCAATCGCAGATGTGCGGCACATCATCCAATGTGGCCAGCGGGTTGCCGTCTCCATCACATATCGCCAAGGCTACCAGTGTGGCCTGACTGCGGACGTACTGCTTGGTTTCCTGTGCTTGCCGGACACTCTCGGTGTATTTGTCGAGTTCAGTTCCAGTGAGAACCTTCACACACACCGTCACATCGGGCATGAATGCCGACACATTAACAGACGTGCGTTTGACGCGCTTGGCGGCCGAGAACAGTGCATCTTTGGTTGTCATCATCAGCTCGCTGCGTTCACGGTGATGGCCCCGGTCCACTTGATCGTGGCGGTGGCGGTCATGATGCCGTTGATCGGCACTGTAGGCTCGTAGGCGGTCATGAACCCAGTGCCAGTCCACGTAGCCGCCGTGGTGGCTCCAGCCGCCATCGGGTAGGTGACGGTGATGCTCTCGGCCGCTCCCTCAATGGGCGGGTCCTTCGATGCGTCGAACAGCATCGTGACCCGCAGCTCGCCGTAGTTGACGAGCTTCTCGGGAATGAACGTGCGGGCCGTCGTGGTGGCACTGTGAGTCGTCTCCAATGCTTCCCGCCGCATCGAGGACGGATTGATGTCAGTGATCCACGCAAAGAAGCCGG